CAGCATGTCGGGGGTCCAACCCATCTGGCTACGGGTCTTGTTGGCAGCGTATTGTGTCTGCAGCTTGCGAATGCTTGATGCGAAGTAGGCCATGATTAGATCCAGAGTTTTTCCGTAAGCAATGACTCCATGTTTGATGAGCAGATCCCTCAGCTTGTCTTTGGCAAACAGCGAGGTAACCGGGGCGTAGAAGCGGCGTACGCCGTCCTTGGCCATGTGCAGATTGATGAGCACCATCTCGCCGTCACCATCCCCGTGTTCATCAGAATCAAAGAACCGTCCGGTAACGTATAGGTCACTCTTGTAAATCTCAACCTCAAGCTCCTCGCCATCTGCAGCACGTTCCTTCTTGTACACCCCGCCGTCACGGCCACGGAAGTACGGGAACGGGTAGGCTGGAATCTCGATGCGTACTGTGTCGCCTGTTTCGTCCTCGCCCTCAAGCGGGGTTTCAACGATGTAGGCATCGCCCTCTGCCGGGGCTGCTTCGATCTTCTTGCCAAGCAGGATGGGGCTCGCTACCTTGTGCGCACACCCTTCGCAGCCTGCGGGATAGTTGTCCCGATACCACTGGCAGGTGTAGGGGCCTTTGGTCTCGTTGGCCTTCTGGATGGTGTTCTCTGCCGTGTAGCCAGGGTGCCCTTGAGATATCTTATGGATAGCTTCCTCGCCGTCCTCGCACCGCAGGGCAATAGACAGAGCGCCTCTCCACAACGGCTCCTCAAGCGTGGCTGCCTGCTCGACGGCTATCTTTATCTGATTACAGCCGGTGCCCTTGATGCTCTTGCGCACGATGCGGCCGAAGCTGCAGGCTGGGAACGTCATGCCTGCCACATCCTTGGACGTGTCGTCCAGACCGAACACCTTGGCGGCCATCAGGTCTACGGGCGGCGTGCCAAGCAGGGGCACCAGATCTTCGAGCTTGTTGGGTTGTCCCGCGTTAACGATCGCCACGATGCGTGGGTTCGTCTCTTTGTAGTTGTGGGTTCCTGGCACGCGCAGGATGCGCGATGCGTCTGAGGTTACTGCCGGGTCGGCATGCAGTTGGTGTTTCTTGCACAGAGCTTTGAGCGCGCGGGCATGCTGGACCCACACATCCACCTCGATGTCCTCAGTCAGGGGCCAGTACACATGCAGACCGCCACCCGAGTTGACCACATAGGGGTCAGGCATCTGCGTAGTTTGTAGAAACGCTTTGAGAGCGGTAGCTGCCGCAGGTTGGTCGGCATAGGGTTTACCCGTACCACAGTCCAGGTCTAGAAAAAACGCTCGCAGGTAGAGGGCGTTATCAGCCTTGCGACTGCTGTTGTCCTTGAAGGACGCCATGGCAAAGTAGGCATCGGCCGCAGCTGCATCAGTGGCAGTAGAGGCGGCGTCCACATCAACCGTGGTGGAATGGAAGGTCGTGGAGACGATCTTGTTCTTGATGCCAACAGCGCAGTACACGCCTTGGGTTGGCAGGATAGTGTCGAGGAAATTAGTCACTGCATTTCCACCGGGTCAGTTGCTTTTGCATGAGTTCCAGGTGGTAATCACGGGGGTCCGTACGATTCGTGAACCAGTTGTACACCGTGGCGCGTGTGACGCCCAGTCTACGGGCGATCTCAACAATGGGAAGATCCCGCTTGATACACGCCAGGGCATACTTGGTCACGAGGGACCGCCGGTCCCCCGCTTTTACCTGCTGAAGAAAGAGGGAGGAGTACCCCCTCGATTCATTAGTCATCGCTATCGTTGGCCCACTGGTTCAGGATGTCGTCGACATTCTTGGCAGGGGCAGGGGGAGCAGCCTCCTTCTTAGCGCGCTTGGTGGGCTCAGGTGTCGGGACCGCAGCTGCGATAGCCGGAGCTTCCTTGAACGCTTGAGGCAGAGCAGGCACGCCCGTCTCCGTGCGCGAGGGCACCATCTTAAAGTCGATGGCTTGGCGAGTCTCCTCAAGCTGACTCTGAGCCTTAGCGGTTTCCCACTCCTCACGAGTCAGCGGACGCACTGCCTTGAACTTCAGCACAGGGACAGCTTCGCTGGTATCGAACCGAGCCTCGGTCACAACGCCCGTGATTGGGATGCCATGACCAGACAGGAACTTGCCATACGCCTGCAGGGGCATCTTGTCGCCATCAGCCTTGCCAAAGTAAGACTTAGCAGGGACCGACAGACGGTACACGTTGCCACCCAGATCGTTCTCAATCGCAACGGCCAGACGCTTGCTATAACGGCAGGCGCGAGCCTTGCCTTCACCGGAGCCCTCGATGTTCTGGGGGCAACCTTGGCAGGTCGGGTGCTGGGGGTTCGGCACTTCCTCGTTGGGCTTCTCGCCCTCAGCGGACCAGCAGGCAGGCTTGATGTCCTTGCCTTCTTCGTACTTGTCAGCGTAGTAGGTGCGAGTCACGCCCTTGCCGGTAGCCAGCACCACGAAGTTCATGGCACGGTCTTCGTTCTTGGCAACTTCCTCACCGCCTACGATCATGCGCCACACGCCACCCTTGATGGAGATCTGCTTGCCCCCGGAGGAACCAGCGATGTCTTTGGTGGTCGAGTCTACTGCCTCGCGCAGATAGTCGGGGATAACGGAACCGGATTGGAACAGGGTCATATTACTCATGTTGATTTCCTTTACTTAGAACGACGCACGGTGATCGAGAACCGTTGCTCGACATTCATGCCTTCGGGGAGGGTTGTAGGGTTGGCCTGGAGAAACTCCTTCATGGCGCCCTGGCTTACGCGACGTTCCAGAAGCTCTGGCGCATCGTGTTCCTTGATGAAGCGGTACATGCTATCCCAATCGGAGGTCCAGTACCGCGTCTTGACAGATCGTGTGAATGATCCGAATTGTGTTTTGCCACCATCTTGTCCAGTGGTCTTGCAGATTTCCAGCAGTGCCTGCTCAAGCGTGTCTAGCTGCTCATCGAGTTTTGCTATCTCCTCTTCCAACTCTTTTGTTTTGACTGCCTTGGCGTCACGTATCTTGATGTACGTCTCTACGAGTTTGTTTGCATCCATGTTATTTCCTTTGATTTGCGTTGAACTGGGTGTGGGCGGTGAGGCTCGCATAAAGCAGCGTCACTTTGAGAGGAGATCTACCTAGCACGGCGCTAACCCGTACCCCTCACTGCCCACGATTCAAATTATACACTGTCAAATTTTGATGTCAAGCGATCTCCTGTTTATAAAGTTCAACTAGACTCAAGTGCAGGTCCACCTTACCTTGCAGGAGGGTGTACATTCTGCGCTCCACGGGACTGCCTTGCAAGTGCGTGACAGTAACTTTGTTGGTCTGGCCTGCTCGGTGCGCCCGAGAGTTAGCCTGTATGTAGAGTTCCGTAGATGCTACCGGCCCCCACCAGACCACCTGGTCTGCGCGAGTTAGGGTAATCCCGTGTGCAGTAGCTTGCGGCACAAGGAGCAGTATCTGCGGTGTGTCCTCGGTCTGGAACCGTTTGATGATCTCGCCTCGCTTGGTGGGGGACACGTCCCCATGGATCGCGTCAACCGTGTAGCCATCCTTAATCAACATCTCCTGCACCATCTGCAGCGAGTGACGGAACGGCATGAACACTAATACTTTGTGCTCTGTGCCATCGATGACTTCGGTCAATGCTCGATACCTATTGCTTACATCGAACTCCACCACGTCTCGGTTGTCCGTGTACGCAGAGCCCTGGGAAATTTGCAGCAATTTGTTGAGCATGGCCGCCGCGTTGGTCGCCGTGATTTCTTCGCCTGCGGCGATGGTCGCCATTTGCTTGCGGATGGCGTCATAGTACTTGGCCTGCTGCGCAGTCAGGGGGACTTCCCTGGTGGTGTACAAGAGGTCCGGCAGGTCCAGGCACTCTGCCTTGGTGAAGCGTATCGCAGGCTGCAGGATCTTATGCACAACGTCCTTGGAGTCGTGCTTGGGCACCCACTTGTACATGGTGAGCTTGGTCATGACCTTATCGCGGAACGAACCAAAGAAGCGCGGCACCGAGTCCGGGTTCACGATCTTGGCTAGGCCATAGGCGTCCAGGGGCGACTGCGATGCAGGGGTGCCCGTCATGAGCCACAGCCGGGTAGTGGGCTTCACCAGTGCGGCTAGCGCCTTCCAGCGTTCGGTCTGCACGCTCTTGATGGCATTGGCTTCGTCAACAATGATGAGATCAAACCCACCATCTGCCAACTCCTCCTGCACAACCTTCACGCCGTCAAAGTTAATGATGACGAACTCGTAGTTGCCCTTGATGATGTCTTGCCGTTTGGTGCGCGAGCCCTGGGCGATGGCCACCGTGCGATGCATCACGGTCTTAAAGAGGTCGGACCGCCAGGCTGTCTCCATGATAGAGACAGGGCACACCACCAGCACGCGGCTCACGCGGCCATGGTTCATCAGGTAGTCCGCAGCCCATGCGGCGGCAGAGGTCTTGCCAGTGCCTGCCTCGCTGAACACGAAGCACCTCGGGTGCAGGGTAAGAAACTCAGCGGTCGTGCGCTGATGGTCGAACGGGGTGTAGATGCCCGGCCATTCGTAGCGTCCCAGGATGGGACTAGGCGCCTCCTTGATACCCAGGTTGCGTAGCAACTGCACCTCGTCAAACCCCCAGTTCACAAGGACTTGGTTGTTCTCGATGGCGCGGCTCTTGGGTATGAGTGCGGTGATCTGTTGCGCCAGTGTCGGGGGTGCCGACAACAAGAGCGCCTTATCTTGTATGACTTGAATTGATTGCATGATGTTGACTAGAGATGACAAAAAGAGCCGGGTAGCGAACTACCCGGCTAAGATCAAAGGAGAAATGCAACCTGGCAACTGCTCGCCAGGCGCCTCCATATTACATTACTTCTTGCGCTCGCGCTTGGAGATCTGGGACTTCAAGCCGTTGGTTTTGGTGCGAGCAAAACTTCTGTTTTCAGATTTGGGAGATGCACGTAGATTTTTTAGAGAGGTGGCATTGCCGCCCTTGGACAGGGCTTTCTTGTGGTCTACGTCCACGCTGTCAGGCAGGGTGCCATGCGCCTTCTCGTACGCCCGGCGAGCCTGGTGCCGCAGGGACTGGTTGTGCAGTTGTTCAGGGGTTCCCTGATATAGCTCGTACTCACGCTTGTAGTTGCGTTTTGTAGCCATGATTTCTCCTATCCATGGTGGTCACACGACGACACCGGGCAGAACTTGCACAGCGGACCCGAGCGCGGGTTCCACACATTGAGCTCCAGTGCCTTCTCTATTGCACCCGCACGACCTGCCCAGCGAGAGTAGATGTCTGCCAGATGGTCACGGGTAAACTCA